AGATATAGAGTTGCCATATGGCAACTCTATATCTATATATTTATTTTTAATCAATTTGTTTTGGTAGTTGTTTTTTATCTGTTAATACTTTAACATACAATTTTTCATTTTTAAAATATTCTAAAATACCTTGTAAATCTTCAAACGATATTCTATTAAATTGAACAACAACATTAGCTACGGCAGTAAGTAATTCATAATCCAATATCCATCCAAGAGCAAACGCATTAATTTGATTACCACGTTTAATTAGTATAAAATCTTCTTGCTCCAAATCTTTAATAGTAAATTGTTCTTCTGGTACAATAGACTTTACTACCTCTTCATGATATTTTAATACATCATCAATTCTACTAGCCATATCAAATGTACAACAACCATGAATAACCCCTACAATTGGGGCTTTTTGGTATGAATTTTTTGTTATAATTCTTATCTCTGACCCATGGTTCTCAGTGATAAAATTTTTAGTTATACTCATAATTTATTTTTCCTCATTTATTACATTAACACTATCAGGTATTAATACTTTATTAGCGAATAAAAATTTACTAGCTACTTCACCAAATCTTTTTAAAAATTCTATATCCATAGATTTAGGTTGTAAAATAACAGATGATGATATATCACAAATAGATTCTTTATTAAAATCTGATATTTCCATAGTAGTAACATCAACACTCTTCATATTATATTCTCTACTATAAATTAATGATTTGATAGCATCCTCATTATAAGCATTAGGAGATTTCTTAATATATATGAGTTCTAATATATAATTAATAGCCATATTAAAAATAGTTCCAATATCTTGTTCAATATCATTAGTTGATTTTATTTTAGATATTGTTTGCATTATATTTATTTCTTCAGAACAATTTTCATTATCTACAGCACCACTATAATCATTAATATTTATAATTTCAGATCTAAGAAAATTTGTAATTGCAGATCTAAGAGATTTATATCCACCTAATGAAATTCCATGTGTTAAAGATTCTTTAACTGAAGTTAATGCATCAACAAGAATATCTTTAGAAGCTCTATTATCATATCCTGAACCACCTATAACAATATGTCCCTGTGATTTACATTTACAATTTGTAGCAATTTTCTTAGCTCTATTTGGTAGTTCTGATTGTTGATAAACCCCACCTCTTGATTCTTTAATATCAATTAAAAATTCTTCAATTATATGAATTAATGACTTTAGTGGAGAAGTTTCTTTAACCAATTCAGGATGCATTCCATCTTCTAAATAATCAACTAAATTATAAATATATAATATTTCATTTTTATATTCCAAATTAATATTAGAATACATAATAAAATTATCTATCATATCTTGTCTACAATAACCACCTATAGCATATAGTGCTTCTAAATCATTAATAACAGGATGTAGTATCATAGCTCTAAAAATTATTATATTTATGCCTTCTTTACGTTTAGTAAAATATAAATCAGCTAATTCAGTTACAACTTTACTATCTTTACCAACTCCAGTTATGATAACTAAATCTTTATCATCTTTAGTTCTAGATTTAATAGTTTGTAATAAATTTAAAAACTCTATTCCATTAGTGTGTAATTCACTAGAGGTAACTATTAAGTCAACATCTTTAGCAATAAATTCAGTACCAACATCACTATTTAACATTTGATTAGATAGAATATATGATTCTAATGAATATGATGAATCATCAATTTTTAATTTAAATCTATCAACAGTTTCTTTTCTTTCCTTTTCAAAGATAAGAGTGTTCCATGCATGTTTAGGTAAATTAGACATTAATTCTGCTACTAATTCACTTAATTCTTTATCTCCATGAGAACTAGTCATAGCTTGTTTATAAGATGTTTTATAAACAAAATCTTTATCGGTTAAATCAATAGATAGTGAATAATTATCTAATTCTTTAATTACTTTGGTTGTAAAATTATTATAAGCTTTAATAAATTTTTTATAATATACATCTGAATTATCTTTAATATATTCTTTAAAATGTAATAATAGATGAGTGGACAACAACATACTTGATGTTGTCCCATCACCAGCAGCATTATCAATCTTTTTACCGATATAAGATAACATATCTTTTGTTATTGATTGTATTGGATTTAAATAATTAACAGAATTAACTATATTTATTCCATCTTTTGTAAATACAGGTTCTGCTAAAGGATTAGAAATATCGGGAGGTAACATTGCAAATTTACCAAATGGCCCACAATGATCTTCTAATAAATTACCAAGATCTTTTAATGTTTCACACATAATATCATTAATTTTATTTTCATCAACAATATTACTAGCCCCTATATTTCTATTTAATAATCTTAAATCATTACTCATAAATTCAATCCTTTAAAATTTTCACTATTTTCAACACTTGCTTTAGCCTTTTCCCTTGCCTTGATATAACTATCAGATTTAGCAGTTACTTTTTTATCTATTTCTTTAAATGTTATAAAATCCATATCATATAAATCTTGAATTGTTAAACCCGTTATATCTCTCAGATAAACTGAAGCACCCATAGGATCTGCATATAATTCTCTAAATGCTAATTCATTAACTAATTCATTAAAAACTTCACATCCATACTTTTCTATATCTGAAAAATAATCATAATTAATTTCTAGATGTTCACCTTTAGTGAATCTATCAAATGAAGTATTTAAATATAATTTAGAAACGTATTTGTCAAATCCTGTAAGTGCTTTATTTTCATCTGTAAACCTATCAAACTTTTGGTGGAATTTAATCCCTAACTCAGAGAGAGGCCTATCTCTGTCAAGAGTTGATAGGTAAGGTCGAAAAAAAGCCGTTCTACATCCCATGCAGCATAGCCACTTTTAGTTTTATATTCTGCTCCACAATTAGTACAACTATATGGTTTGTAACCAATAAGTGTTCCTAGTGAATCTCTCATAAAATCATAAATTTTTTCATGAAATTCACTATTAGAATCATCATTACCTAATGAATCTAAAATAGAAGGAAATGCTTTTTTATCTCTAGAAGTGGTGGTCAACTCTCCATTTTCTAAAATACCAATTTCATCAATCCATGGAATATAATTTCTATTAAATTCAATAATTGTTTTATTGATAACCATTCTATTTTTAACAGAATTTTCACCATTAACAGCAGCTACAATAACAGCAATTGTATTAATAGCATTATCTAAATAATCATACATAGAAGGTACTGAAAATTTATAATGGATATCGTTATGAGTTAATTCTGAACTGGCTTTTAATAAATTTGTTTTATAGTCTTTAATATCTTCTAATGTAACTTCTTCTTTATCACTATGAATAAATTCTAAAGCTGCTTCAGAAACAACATCATTATTTAATAAAAATGTTTTATTAATATCTATAGTTTTTGTATCTTTATTTTTACATTTTAAACAATTTAAACTTAACTCAATTGGATCTCTATATACAAGAGTAGACATAGCCCACAGTAAAGTATCATAATCGTTAAAAGATATACTATTCAATAAAATAGAACTATTTTTCCATCCTTTTAAATTACTAGACACAATAACAGTTGGTAGTAATTCCATAAACTTTTGTTTGATAAAAGCATCATGAATAGTAAACCTATAATAACCCAATAATTTACCAAGATCATTATCATCCATATCAACACTTTGGAAAAACATACTTAGTTCACCCATAGTTAATGGACGTATGATTATATAAAATCCTGAATTATATAAATATACTTTTTTTAAACCTTTTAATTTAGCAGTGAATGCTAAAGCTGCTTGTTCACCTTTTAAATCTTTTCCAAATCTTTTACCAGATGTTGATTTTAAAGCTATTTCTTTAAAGGATGAGTTATCTTTATTATTAAATAATTCGTTTAAAAATTCAGCAAAATTTGTATAACATGAAGATCTAATAACGTCTAATAAATCAGCAGGATAACCTTCTGGATTTTTTTTAAATTCTGGATCTTTATATTTATCAGCTACTTCTAACATAGCATTTTTAATATCATCTTGTTCACCAGTACAGACATCTAATACAAATTTACGCTCATAGTCTTTTTCATCTTTAGAAACTTCAGTACTATTTTCTTTTTTATCATCTACCGGTTTAGTATCCGTTTCTTTTATTTCAGGGACATCCTGTTTTTCTGGTGCGGTTATTACTTTTGCTTCTGCCTTAGGTTCAACAACAGTATTGGGTTGTATTACATCTTTTTCAGTAGATGAAATATCCTTTTTAATTTCACTATTTTCTTCACTCATTTATTCTCCTTTTTTAAATAAAAGTATCCCATTATAGGAATTGATAAAACTTCAATTGTTTGATCTTTATAAACATAATAATATCTTAATATATTACCGACAATTTTTATAAATAATTTTATATCAGTATCGTTTCTTTTTTTACCAAATTCACTTATACTTAAAGCATTAAATCCATCTAAAAATGGTATGTTTACAGATTTATAATTTTCAATATTAACAGGTAAAAAATTAATATCTGATTTTACAAAATTAATATAATCTACATTTAATGACATCCATTCGTTTTTTTTATTTTCTTTGTAGTCATTTTTAAAACTATCAATAAGATCATTAAAAAAATCATTTTCAATATTAGAAATTTTATAAATAACAGGAAAATCTAATATAGTTGGTACTTTTTTAATTTTACGTTCTTTTTTAACATATAAAAAAGTACCACATTCAGATAAAATCAAATGTTTAGATATTTCATCTTTAGTTTTATAAAATCTTATCAGTTCCTGTAATTCAAATATATTAACACAATAACCGTGTGCTTCATTTAATTTATTCAATGGTAAATAAACATTTATAGATTCAATAAAACTTATATCTTTAGAATTTACCTTGTGTATTGTATCTTCAATCGTAGGTCTTTGAATTAATAAAGATTCAATATTTAATGTTGAATAAATAGCTGTAAATGGGTTGTTATTGTAACTATATAAAAACCTTTGTTTTCTAGCGAATAAAGAAGAAAAATATAATTTAAAGTATTTTAAAAAATCTTTATCTTCAATATTGTAATTAGTAACAGTCATATATTCTCCTCTATTCGCAGCAATAAATATCACTTAATAACAATTTTTGTTTAGAGAAACCAATAGACATATTTAAACTTTCCAATACTAAATATACTGGATTTACATTATAATAAATTAAATGTCTATAATCAATTAATGGCAATAACTCTTCAGGTATTTTATTTTGATTTGTTTCAATAAAAAAAGCTGTTGGAACTTTATTATTCTCTAAAAACTCTTTAAATTTATTATATATTTTTTCATCTTTTTGTTTTAATTGTGAAAAATATAATTCAGTAGGTTTATTAATTTTTAATAATGGTAATTTATCTGGTGGTCTAATCTCTCCATACTTTTCACCAAATATAAAATTCCAAGCTTTAGTATAAAAATATGATGTTCTATCTTCATCATCATAATCATCTGCTGACCCAAAAGATATAATAGGCAAGTATTGAAGTTCACCCAATTTCAATGATTGTTTAATTTTTAATTCAAAATCTATAACCTCTCCAATTATATCTAATGCCGATATATTGGAATCAATCACAGGTTGTAATATTTTATCAATTAAAATATGTTTAGTAAATTCTTTAGCTTCAGAAGATGCGCTTATTCCACGTATACTAGCTCCTTTAATATCAGGTTTCATTTGATTTAAAAACACACCTTCTTGAACTTTAATAATACCAGCATATACTTTTTTAGTATCAAATAAAATTAATGATGGATAAAGAAATTCATTCTTCATTTTTATATATGCAATATCTTCTTTGATAGCCCCAATACCAATAATATATTTACTCATAACATCAGCATTGGCTTCTGTTAACCAATAATTTATAAGTGCCGCAACATTATAACTATCATGGGTTATTTTTTCATTAGTTCCAGTATACATTTCAGCCCACTCTTTAGCTGTATAAATAACAGAATCTGTATCTGAAACAACTACTGATTTTCTTTGCATAGAGCTTCTATGTAAAACTAATTGAAAGTTTATATCATGAAAAATAAACGTATCAAATAATTCATTAAAAAAAGATAATTTATTTTCTACACCTCTATAAATTTGAACACACAATTTAGCTTTATCATGATGTTCATCTACAATATCTTTTATTTTAATATCTTTTAATTCTTCTGAAATTAATGTTGTAACAATAGCCATAATGTCACTATTGCATTTATAAAACATATCTGGTGTTATATCTGAATCTATTTTACAATTTTTATCATAATTGAATATATCTTTTATTTTTGGTAAAAATATGTTTTTATTATCCATTATCAAATGTTTTAAATTACTATGATAATAAATAAAATTAATCTTAGCTGATGATAGTTTCTTTAAATAGTTATATATCTCTGTAGATTTTAAATCTAATCCTCTATTATAAAGTTGTATTTGATTATTTAAATATTCGATTAACTCTTCAGTATTAACTCGTTTGATATTATATTTATCAATTGTTGAATTTATTAAATTATCATTAGGTCCATAATTGATAATAGTTGTTATTAAATTATAAACTTCTTCAATATTAAACAATGGAATATTACCACTTAAAAATTGTTCACAACAAACAAATGAATTTGATATTAACATTCTTGCTGTAGATGTAACAGAGTTGTAACTACCTTTATCATAAAATAAATTTGATGGTGATCCAAACCCACCGGGTAAAGCATTTAATTTAACTTTAATTGTTTTTTGTTCAGATTCATATTTAGCAGCACTTTCTGTATCACCATCAGATATAGCTTTAAACATTTTCTTTTTAACATCTGATCTAAGCTTTAATCCGTTTTTAACTAATGCTGAAACAAAAGATCTTTTTTTATTAACAGGATGATATAGACTACCACTTGGTGCCATAACAGAATTATTTATTTTACTTGAAAGAATTGAAAAGGGAATAGTTTTTTGTTCTAATTTACCATCAATAACTGTTTCGATAATATCAACATTTGGTAATTTAACAGATGTTTCAATAACTTTATCAACAAATTGTATTGCCTTATCTTTGGTTATATTTCTGGTTGTTGTTAAATAAGTAACTATGTTATTTTTATATGCGTCACTTAAAGAAGTTCTATTTACGCTTTCTATAATTCGTTCTTTTCTATTCATTAAATTATCCTTCTTTTTATTACACAATATGATTTAAAAAAGTATTTTTAAAATTTACATGTTATAAATGTAGATCATTAGATTATAAGCATATATTTAAGAGTGTGTTTACACACTATGAGATATACGTCTGTAGTTCATTGAACTACAGGCATATATTACATATCACTGTATAATTAGTTATTAAGACCAATTAAGTGCACTTTAATTGGGTAATTAATTTATAGGAGGTGATAACAAAGGAGATTCCTATGTGTGAGAAAAAAGAAGGAAAGAAGATTAATTGGCGTCAAATAGGAGAAGTCACTGGCCGTACCATTGTTGCCGGGTGTACTATTGCCACAACGGTGATGGTCACGGCGTTGATTCGCCGTGACTAACCTTAGAAGTGACAAGAGAGAGACCCACATATATGTGGGTCTCTTTTTTTGTTTAAATTATGCTCTCAAGGCAGATGCCTTGGATACCTCTTTTTTGAAATTCTACGACCAAAAAACCCTATAGAAAATAGTATTTTTTTTGCTACTATTTTTTAAAAAAGAATTTAATATGATTTTAGATTATAAAAAATATATTACTAAAAATTGTTTGTTTTGTTGATAAATTATAAAAACCCAATGAATTACTTAAAAAAATAAAATCGCGCCCCAGATTTCTATATCGGCTACGCCTCTGCTTATATCAAAAATCGAAAAATTAATAATATAAATTAAATTATAAAAAATAAAATATATAAATTATAAAAAGAATATAAATATGTTATCCCCTTAATACACGCGCACGCGCAGGTATATATGAAATATATCATATATATATTATAT